AATGGAGTTAAACTACCAGAAATTTTCTCAGAAGCAAGAGAAGTATCCTGTCCAAATGAATTCAAACTATACTTATAAAGTTCAGCACCACTCTCAGATACAGTTCCAATACCTATGGGAGACTTCATTGTAAATGTTGTTAATCCAACTCTTTCATTAACTATGAAGTCATATCCATTATAAACAGTTGCTGCAGTTCCAACTAGACCAGCAATTTTAATTTTATTTCCAACTGCTAATCCATGACTACTAGATGTTGTAACGGTGACGATACCAGAGACAGATGTATTCGCAACTCCAACTATGCTAGTGATTCCAACTGCTTTGTCTAATAAAACAAATATACCAGTTGTAACTCCAACAGGGCCTGTAAATATACCAACATTTGAACCTGTTGTCTGCCCTTGAGCAACGTGTGTATATGTTACTGATTTTGTACTTGGAACATCCGTTACTTTAAACAAACCATTATAAGCACTACTGTTTCTATTTCCAACTGCACCAACACCTATAACCTGTATTACATTTCCGACTGATTCATTAACTCCAGTTACCTCAACAACTCCACCTGTACCACCTGTGACAGACATTGTATTACCAACGCCATATGCACTACCACCATCAACAATTTCAACAGCAGCAACTTGACCGCTTCCATTGACTGTTACGTTTGCAGTCGCACCACCACCTGTAATACCGATACCAGTTAAAGGAACATTATAAACAACACCAGCACTTCCACCATTATATCCAGATCCAGCTGCAGATATTAAAAGATTATTAATACTATTCAAGTCATGTTCAATATCTCCTGTTATCGTTGTAATACCAGTGGATCCACTCAAACCAGTGGTAACAGCAAAACCAATACGATTATCTCTTAAATAATTAATTACCGATTCTTTTGTAATACTATAAAGTGGATTATTAACATCTACTTTACCAAGAAGTTTATTTGATGCAGCAGAAACTGTTTGCTCTGGATCATTATTTGGATTATCCTTATCAACAGTTGGATAAAGATAAGTAAAGTTTTGCTTATATTTTAGATCAGAGAACTCAGAAACAGTTGGAGATATATTTCCAATTAAACAAGTAAGATAGTAAATACCGTCTTGTTGATCTGAAATATAATCTTGAATTGTTTCTACGTCATGAATTGTATATGATGTATCATATTCATTTCTTTCAAACGCTGGCAAATCTATTAAATTAAAAGAAGAATCTGAAGTATCACGAGCTACTGTTGTAATACCTGCAAATGACCCACCAACATTTTCATTTGTATAACTAAATGTTTTTGATGTAGGTGTTCCTGTGACAACATATAATCCATTATATCCACCAGTACTAATACCAGTAGTATTTGTGGAACTTCTTACATTTTTAATACGTACTCTATCTCCAACACTTAACTTATGTGGTATCTCTGAAGTTACGTTAACCTTAAATTGATTACTTGGATCGGTTGCGATACCTGCAATAATTTTTGGGTTGCGATTTGATTTAACATCTATTATTGTACCCTCTTCAAATACAGTTTTAGATTCTTGTAAGGTATAATTCTTCTCTGGTTTCTTTGCAATAGGGTTTGAATATTCTTTTGGAATAACATAACGTAAACGATAGATACGATCACTTAATGCACGACTTTCTGGAGTTCTTTGAACATAAGTTTGAGAATTATTCTTGATAATATCTGTAGAAAATCCTACAAATCCATCATAAATTTTGTTTGTAGTTCTTGTTGAAGAACCAAGCACATACCATTGATTCTTAGTTGTATCAAACTGCACTGGGTGTCCGATATCACCAGGTATTTTGTCTGTTACTGTACTGATAACTGTTAGTGTTCCACCTAATTTATTTTTTATTGTAAGTGGGTTGTTATCTTGAGCATCATTTTCATTATTTGCTAACTTAATTTTAGTTGCAGCAGTGCTAATTACATAGTATAATTTGCCAATTTTAATTCCATCTGGAGTTCTACCATTATCACTATACACTCGAACAGATTCACCAGTTATAAAATTATGTGGTTCTGTAAAAGTAATTTCATTTGAAACAATATTATTTTCTTCTGTTGTTCGATCAACAGTAAATTCCTTTTTAGAGGTTGGGCCATCACCAGATGAAACTTGCATCAATACTGGTGAAGTATAAGTTGCACTTACATTATTAGGAAGAGTTACGTTTAAATATAATTTTTCGTCTTGCTTTGCTCCAATTCTAAAACCATTTACAACGTTTGTTGGTGGGTTAGTTATATCCTTTTCACCTTCAATGTAAAGTCTTGATGTTGTACCAGTAGAAAGTGTCACCTCTGGGTCTAAACTTCTCCATATAACGTTTGTCGAATCTAATTGTAAATCTTTTGGAGGAACAATATGTGTTACGTATCCAGTATCATCACGAGAGAAAGGATCTTTTCTAAATCCTTTTGATACTAATGCTTTGTTACCAAAGTTGGAGTTAGAGTTTGTGATTGACTGTTCTCCACCAGATTCTGACAAGAAATGATTTGCATATCCAATTGCAAAAACAGAAACTGCCTGAATAAATGCATCATTTGAGCACTTAATATGAAAGTTTTCGTATCTTTTTTTATAAACTGAATCTTGATTGATGTATAGTGGGCGTTGAGTTTCTGCTGCAGCAGTGACTGTATTATCGTAATCACCCGTAGTTTCATTGTAGATTACAAATGCCTTATCATCTTTTTGTAGACCAATACCAGTGAACTGTGCCACAACCATAGATTTAAATCCAGTTGCTTTTGCTCCATCAGCATGAAGACCGCACATACCATAAACAGATCTCAATGAACAGTTGAAAATGTATGGTGAAGCACCTGTAACACTGTCACTTTCAATAATTACCTTTGCTTTATTTTGATCAACAGCAACAGTATCATCATTTGCATCTGCATTTAACACATATTGGAATGTCCTTTCACTTGTAATACCACTTACATTATAAGATCCTTCATATAGAGTTGATGTAATACCTGAAATGCGAACAGGATCATCTTTTGTTAAACCATGTGCATCTTGAGTCGTAACTGTTGCAACTAATCCACTTGAAGTTAATGTTTGGATCGCATTACCTGTAGTTGAAGTTAAATCACCAACAATTTTAAACTCTGGAGTATTGGGTTCAAAATCATTCTCAGCTTCAGTGGGTGCAGGATAACTTATAATACTTCTATTGCCAGTGTTAGCACCATAAGCATTCATAAGCTTATAGTAGTACATCTGTAAATCGCTTTCCCCTGTTTTCTTTTCAGGATTTAATCCATCTGCATACTCAAAACAAGTTAGTTTGTGATGAGATATACTTGGATTTCTTTTTTCTGAAAAAGTCTTACTATAATATACTGACCTATTCGCATCAAACATACTAAATTGCCAGAAATAACATCCACCAGTTACACGGAATAATGAGGATCTTGGAATTATGCTATCATCAACGTCTGGATTCGGCACATATAAAGGTCTTATTTTTGTCTTTCTTAAATCTAGTCCAACAATTGATGTTCCTTTTGGAACAATTGCTCCACCATGTACAGAATTAAATTTATAAAGTATATTTCCAATGTTATCTAAATTAAATATTGAATCGTTTTTTAATTCTAAATTTGTTCCAGTTGTTACATCTGAATCAAACTGAAAATATTGTACGTTGCCACCATTATTTTTGATATGTAAACCTGGTCGATTATCAATTACATGTTCACCAGGATAAAGTAATATTGTTGTTCTATCAAATTTATCATTATTTGGCCCAGTTTGATATGCAAATCTAGCTGCCTCCAACAGTGCTCTCTGTATGGTAATAAAGGGTCTTGTTAAAGAGTTTCCCTTATTATCAAAACTATCTGTCGCATCTAAATCTGATGGGTTTACATAAAGAATATTACCATCTGTATTAACTAAAAAATTTTCTAACCTTGAAAGGGGCATCGTATTAGCACACTAAATTTTTTCTTCTGTCTTATTTATCACGAAAGAAAGGGAGGGCACTCCTTCTACATGGAGATCTTTTGTACTCCCCCCTTCAAAAAGGTTATGGATTAATTTTTGGCCCGAATTTTTTTTCTGGGTTTTTTGAAATTAAAAGATCATTTTCATTCTATTATAGCATCACTAATAGTGATGTCAATACATTACGAAGGTTTTGTTGGCCAAGTTGGATTCTCTGGATCTTCTTCCGTTGCGGGAAGATCCCTCAAACTCTGACGATATGTTTTCCATTCAGTTTTCTTTGAATCTGATAGGGGAGAGTCATTGAATTGAGTCCAATCACTATCTCTTAACAACATATTTCTCATAAACCTTAAAGCCTCTACGTAATTAGGTGCAAAGTTAGGTTTTATTAATGAGAAATCAGGATCCATGCTTGTTTCTAGATATTTATACTATAAAATACAATTAGTTTGACCAATTGTATTGGTTGCCAACCATCCAGTTGCGATGTATTTAGTTTCATATGGAGGATTACCACGATGCAAATGAGTAAAAGAACCAGGAAATATGACTACTCTACCTGATTTCGGTTTTATTTTTTGCTTTTGATATAAAAATTCTGTTTCTCCACCCTCTGCAACATCATTGAAATATACAGACCACACCAGAGTTCTCGATGCGTTTGATAATTCACTAGTCTCAGAATGAAAACTATGATAACCCTGAGTTGGTTCAGTCTTTTGTAAAAGACATCCACTACTATGAAAATTCCAGTCACCTAAAAATGGATACCATTCAATATACTGATCTAAACAAATTCTTACTGCAGATAATATATGCTTAGTTGCATCTGAATTAAAAGTCTCTAAATTTATTTGTTTATCTTGAACATATAATTTGTTCCTTCCATGTATATAAGTGGAATTATTGATTGTATCAATTATGAAAGAGTTAAAATCCTCTTTAATAACATTGTCCCACACCCCGATAAAGTCTCTATTTAAAAAGACTTCAGGATTATTAAAACTCAAATCGTACATAATTAGGTTTTGATGATGTAAGTTAGTGCATAGTATGGTGGTTTGTTTTCATGTGCTGAACCACTACCTGTTGGTGATGTTCTACCTACGTCAGCATCGCTACCAGAGTGAGTTATGTTAT